AGATCTCCGGTCCGTTGAGTATCACAAAAGGACTGGTATACAGCGTCACAATAACGCCAGGATCGATAAATAAGGGCCTTATTTACGAGATAAAGAACGAATCGGGAATAACAAAGGGCGTTACTTACAGGGTGACATCCCCGGTATCAGTAACCAAATCTCTTAAATACACCATATCGGAGGGGCAACCGGCCATCAATAAGACGCTGAGATACGCCGTGACGGGGCAAAACGAGGCCATAAAGAGCCTTAAATATGAAGTAAGGACAATATCAACCGTAATCAAGGGACTCGCCTATCAGATAGACACACAGAGCGCTATCTCGAAGTATCTTAAATACGAAATTATTAAGCCCGTATCAATAACGAGGACTCTTAAATATGCGGTTAAAACAACCCCAGGAGCGGAGATTAAAGGTCTTATTTATCGGATAAAGACCAATGGGGCCGTAACAAAGTCCTTAAAATATGAGGTGGGAACCGTAGAGGGCATAGTCAAAACTCTTAAATATACGACGATCCGATCAGGAGTGATTCAAAAGAGTCTCTCTTATGAAATCGAAACGGAGAATGCGATCGCCAAGAGTCTTAAATATGAAGTAGAAAAATCTCACGTAAAGACCAAGAGCTTAAAATATGCCGTTAAATCTACGCATCCGATAACGAAATCTATGCAGTACGTTATTCGGATATACCCTTACACTAAAAAGACAAGTCCATACTATCCAAAAGTAAACCCATACTCGCCAAAAGTCAGCCCGTATAAATCATTAAAAATGGTATAATCAATAAAACAAATGGCAAAAGGATATACAACGAGACAGGCGATAGAAAACTATCTTCTTATAACCATAGACCCGACGTTCCACGCGCAGGTGGAAACTTGGATTGAGGAAATCGAAGCATACATAGACAATCAGACCGGCCGTAATTTCAAGGCGGATGCGGTAGCTTCGGCCAGATATTTTGACGGAGATAATTCATCAACCCTTCTGATAGACGACGCGGTAGCGATAACGGAAGTGGTACTTGATTCAGTTAACAACCCGACGATCGTGGAATTACCCGCCGATTATGTTTCATACCCGGCGAACAGATTGCCAAAGACGAAGATCAAGATGCGCGGATCATACTTCCCGAGAGGTCCGCTTCAAGCGATCAAAATAACTGGAAAGTGGGGATTCAGCGTAAACGTCCCGGCGGATATAGTACAGGCCGCGACAGTTCTCACGGCGGGAATCATAAACTATTCCCTTAACGCAGAAGGAGAAGTTGCAAACATGAGTATAGGAAGATACAGCGTGACTTATAAAGAAGAAAAGCAATGGCAGGATTTCGATCGCATAAAGGAGATACTCGATAGTTATAAAAAATTCACATTCTAATGAACGGAATAGAAGTAAACTATGACAAGACTGTATCAGTTGAAAGGCTGACCGCAATCGCCGAAACAGAGACAGAGGAATATATAAGCCATATATCCTCTCTTTTGTGCCACATCCAACCATTAGATGAGAGCTTTTCAGAAGATCAACCAGGGAGTTTCAGTAAAGACCTGATGATGTTCTGTGCGGTGTCAGATATACTAGAAAACGATAGGATCGTTTTTGAATCAAATAACTATCTTGTAGTCGGCGTTAATAGATTTAATTTTCTAGGATATGACCGACACATGGAAGTCAGAATAAAAGAGTTCTCTACATGAGCGGATATACTGTAAAAATAGAAGGACTGGATAAACTAGAGGCGGCAATAAAAAAAGCCCCAGTCAAAGTAATATCTGAAATTGAGGTAGCAGTAAAAAAATCAGTAGTGGCAATACAGAGCGAAGCAATGAAACAAGCTCCAGTTAATAAGCAATCAGGAGGAGGAAATCTCAGACAAAAAATAACTTCTAAAATGCTTTCTAAGTTGAGTGGAGTAATAGAGTCAATGGCCAAATACTCATTGTACGTTGAAGAAGGGACAAGGCCCCATATAATAAGACCAAGAAACGCCAAGTCTTTATCATGGACAAGCTCCGGAACAGTAACAGGCCCAAGAGGAGGATCTAAGACAGTGAATAATAGATTCTTTGCGCGAGTAGTTCACCACCCGGGAACTCAGGCCAATCCATATATGAAAAGGGCAGTTAATAATACTAAAGCAAAGGTCGATCAGTATTTTAGAAACGCAATGGAAAGAGTAGCTTCATTATTTTCAAATGGCTAAAACAATAGTAGATATTCAATCAGCGATTAAAACTAAAATAGAGACTCTTAAAGACGAGAGCGATGTTTCTATATTTGGAGAGGTTTTTGATTATGCAAACGCTGACTTTTCTAAGTACCCGGCGGTGGTAATAAAGCCAACCGGAGGAAGTGGTAATAGGATCGATACGCATCGCATAGAAAGGACGTTCTCATTCGAAGTCACTTTATACCAGGAACAGAGCAAAGCCGGCACAAACAAAAAGACAGCAAGCGAGAAAATGGCATCAGTATCCGATCAGATAATACAGGCGTTCGACCAGGACCCGAGCTTATCAGGAGCGTTGGAGCAGGTAAACGTAGTAGGTTATGATTTTGATTTTACGGTAAGACCAGGGATGTTTAACTTCGCCATATTCAAACTAGAGTGTCTGGTAATAGTCGAAAACTACTCAACAGCATAATCAAAGTGTTATAATAAAATTATGAAGTATAAGAATATATCTGATAAGGACCTGTCAATGCCGGGGATAGGAATAGTGAAATCCGGCGAGTCGAGAGAGATGCCTCAAGGATTCCATAATGCTAATTTCGTTTTAGTAGAAAAAGAACAGAGTGAAGAAAAAGGAAAAGTCGATATAAAAATAAATAAATAAAAATGCCTTATATAGCAGATAACTCATACTTGGCAATTAAACCGGAAACAACTCCGGGAGTTGCCGTTATCCCCACGGTATTTGTCCCATTAGTGAGTGAGAGTATCAAGACAGTTGTAAATCATTCCGCAGATCGCAGAATGAAAGGAATGGACTGGAAAAGCGATGACTTACTTCGAGGTAACAGAACCCACGAAGGAGATATAGTCGTCCTAGGCGATCCTGACAGCCTCGGCCATTTCCTTAATATGGTTATGGCAAAAGGAATAACGACCGGAGACGCGGCCAACGGATACACTCACCCATTCACCGTAGGAGCGCCGAAAACATATACGATAGAAATCAAGAAGGGTCTTTATGCGCAGAGATACTGCGGAGTTCTTATAAATGACTTAAAGTTGGCTTTTGCTGACGGACAGCTCGAGATCACGGCGAGTATCATGGCGCAAGCACAAGTATCAATATCATCAGTAGGGGTTGCTTTAACGGGAGCAGGGATGACTTCGCTTACCCTTGATGATGAATACGATATATCTCCCAATAGAGGACTTGTCATAGGAGATGTAATAAACGTAGGGGGTGTCGATCTTACACTAACATCAGTAAGTACGAACGGACACGATGTAGGATTTACATCAACGTCAGTAACAGCTTCGATAGGAGCGCCAGTTTATCTTAAACCTCAGACCGTATCTCTCCCGTCACTTCAAGACCCTCTTTATTTTGGAAACTCATTAGTAGGTATCGCAGACACTAGCGCAAACGCAGATACAGCCGCCGCAACGAGAGCCACCGCTACTCCGATATACGACTTCGTGATGTCGATTAAGAATAACCTTTATGCCGCTAATGGAAGCACTAGAATGGACCCGGTGCAGATACTGACCAGGACCAAAGAAGCGCAGATAGAGGTAAAGCAATTATTCGAGAACGTAGAGCAAAGACAGAGTTGGATGGATAGAGTTAAGCAAGCGATAACGGTTATTATGCTCGGGAAGTTTATAAAGGCAGATTTCTCTACACAAGAGAAGCTAACTCTAAAACTCAATAAGGTAAAACTTATTGATAACGATAATGCTGTCAACGTAGGAGATCACATTGTCGACGATCAGAAGTTCGAAGTCTTATATGATAGTGGAGACGCGGCCGCAATGACCGTATCCCTTGTTAATAGGACAGCAGGGACCGCTTACTAAAATAAAAAATAAAAACACCATGGATACACAGAGAGAAACAAAAAAAGTAAAGACCAAAGGGGGATTTGAAATAGAATACTACTCTTATGCAACCGGCCGAGAATATAATCAGATTCAGGATATATATCTCAAGGACGCAAAGATGACGATGATCGGAAATGATATCAAGATCGACGGATTTAATCCGATCGCCGAAACAGAGGTAAATAAAAAGACAATCGAACTGCTTGTCGTATCTCTAAACGGTGTCGCCGAAAACATTGTAGATAGGATTATGGATCTGCCATATCATGACTACAACGAGATCACGGAAATCCTCGGAGATGTATCAGGCAAAAAAAAAGCCGTAACAATCCCTCAGCTATAGAATACGCTAAGGGGTATCTCGATAAGGAGATGTTGAAGGTAGTAATCTGCGAGATGTTCGGGTGGACTTATGACGAATATATGAATCAGCCAAAACCATTTATTGATCTGATAACAGAGAAAATAAGCATAGACTCACAGAAGGCGGCCAAACAACTAAAGCAATAAACAATGGCAACTGAAACAAAAGTAAGCATAATAGTAGCGGCAGAGGACAGAGCCAGTTCTGTCCTTACCGGGATACAAGGACGTATCAATGCTATGCAACCCGCGTTCAGGAAAATGGCTATTGGAGGAGCCGCGGCATTTGCGGCAATATCTGCCGGGACAGTTGTTATGGTTAAAAATGCCTCAGACCTTGAGGAAAGTATTAACGCCGTGACTGTGGTATTCGAAGAAGGGGCCAATAAGATACTCGAGTTTGCTAAAACGGCAAGCACGTCGGTTGGAATGACTGAAAGCGCATTCAACCAAATGTCAACGCAGACCGGAGCATTATTAAAAGATACCGGCTTATCTGCTGATGAGGTAGCAGAAAAAACCATCAACCTTACCAAAAGAGCGGCAGACATGGCTTCCGTATTTAATACAGATGTTGACGACGCCATGAGCGCAATCAACCAGGCACTAAGAGGCGAAACGGAAGCGATCAGGAGATACGCCGGAGACGTAACGGACGCGACCCTCGAGACTTATGCATTATCGGTTGGCATAAATAAGAGTGTCGCAGAGATGACACAGCAAGAGAAAAGGTTGCTCAGAGTTGACCTTATTATGAAACAGACGGCTGTTACTCAAGGAGACTTCATCAATACGAGTGACAGTTTAGCTAATAGGCAGAGAATACTGGCCGCCACGATTACTGATTTGTCTGCGAAAATAGGAGCTACGCTTATTCCTATAATCCAAGACCTATTAAATAAACTCACACCGATTATAGAAAGTTTCACAAAGTGGATAGATCAAAACCCAGAACTTGCTAAATATATTCTTATTGCAGCTTTAGCACTGACTGGACTTATAGCTGTAGTAGGAACTCTTGGAATGATTCTTCCTGCTATTATAGGTGGAGTTGTAGCATTAAAAGTAGCTGTTATAGCTCTCTGTGCGCACCCAGTCATATTAGCCATAGTTGCTCTTACTACAGCGCTTGTAGATCTTTACACAGCCTGGGAAAAGACAAAGGAAGTGATGGGCGAGACGACTGAATCCGGCAAGGGAGCAATGGAGGCAGCAAAAAAACTTGACCCTCTTATCGAACAAGCGACAGGAGAAAGAAAAGCGAAGTTGATAAAACTCCAAGAGGAAACAATGGCGGCTGGGACAAAAGCCACTGGATATGAGAACATGGGATTCTTCGAGAGCATAGCAAAAGGAATAAACCCGGCCGAGCTTATAAAATCATCTGCCCCTACTGCATTATCTACATTTGGTGGGCCTATAGGACAGGGAATTCAAAATATATTTAATTTCAACGGAGACGTAAGCGATATAGATTCTCTTAAAAAAGCGGTAGTCGGAGCGCTTAATAGAGAGGCTCAATTAAGAGGAACAGCCGGAAAGTAATATAATAGAGATATGGCAGACTCAATTAAATTTGATAATACTGAAATACTCGATACAACCCATGTCCCTCGATTTATAAAACACGAAAGCGCCCCGGAAAGATTTTTGAACCTTTTGGAATTACCCCGAGAAAATGGGGCCGTTCTTGTAAACGATCGATATGGTAGAAAAACAATACCAGTCCAGGGATATCTTATAGGAACATCGGAAGCGGATCTCGAATCAAAAATAGATATTTTCAAAGAACTTTTCTCAAGGAGAAACAAAAACCTAGATATATCATGGAACGGAGGCACTCGCCGATATGTGGCCACATGTATAAGACACGAATTCAACAGAGATCACTTCAACATTGGTCATGTTCCATGGACGGCAGAATTTGTTGTGCCGTCGGGAGTAGGAGAGAACACGACAGAAACGAGTCTCATAGCATTAGAGGATTTTTCAAACACATGGACGGACGTGTGGACCTTTGACGGGTCAGCTCCGCCAAAACCGAGAATCACGATCGCGCCGCAGGGAACGAGCGCAACTTGTCTCGGAATAGCCATAAAGAATTTAGACAACGGGCAGAGAATGGTGATACCAGTATTAGGAGGACTCTCGAGTGGAGCGAATATAGAACTAGACTGCCGACTTAAAACGGTAAAAGTATCAAGCGTAGTAGTTCCTTATTATGGACAATTCCCTGAGTTTATCGTGGGAGCCAACAATGTTGAGGTTCAGGTTGGTAATGTTATAGACCAATCGTGGAGTGGAATAGAAGAAGTTGTATCTCAAGGTACAGGTTATTATTTGAATAATGGATATAAATTAGCTCAGTCTTTTAGAGTAGATAATTCAGCATCATCTTATAAAAACATTTATGCAAAGATATGTAAGCTGGGATCTCCTTCTGGTGATATGGCGTTATTTATTCAGGAAGATAAAGGTGGCTTTCCTGATCCTTTAACTAATATAGCGTCGGGAAATTTCGCTGCACAATCACTAACAGCTGATACTCCTGTGTGGACTTTATTATACTCTGGCGCACAGTTCTCTTTAACAGCTGGGAAAACATATTGGCTTGTATTGAGTGCCGAGACAGTAGGAAGCGCTGGTAACAAAGTAATATGGTCAAGATCAGAAGGTACAAATGCTTTATATAAAAGGGGAAATGGAGCTTATTTTGATAGTTCGACATGGTTTAATAAATCATCCTATGATTTCTTGTTCAAGATAAACTATATGGGAGAAGAACTTGGAACAACTTGCAAAGGATCGGTTGATTACTGTAAGAAATATCTGTAATGAAAAAAATCATCACGAGGATATATCACCCAGACGGAACGCTCGCGAAAGACATATCAGACATCGCGAGCTTTGACGGATTTACGAAAGAAATAAACTCAGGACTCGGAGAGGCGATCGTGAAGCTCGCTGTTAAATTCGACTACGACGGAGGAGAGATACAGCTCGGGAATTATCTCAATATATACGTATCAGACGAGGACACGATAAACATAAGCGACGGATATGTGATTATTTACTCGGGATATATATCGATGATCGAGCCGTATGTGAACGGGAGCGATGAATCAATATCGATTCACGCGCTCGGAGAATACACGAAACTCGGACTTGATATCCTTAAAAACGGAGCGAACACAACCCTATACACAGACTCGGCGGCCGGACTGACTACAACCGCGGACGGAGACGCGGCAGACGTCGGACTTATCGCGAGAGGAATAATAGACAGATTCAGAGCGGAAAACGCAGACGCAAAAATATCTTATTCGGAATTAAGCATTCCTCTCACGGCAACCACGGTCCAGTATATGTTTCAAAACAAGACATATCGGAACGCCATAGATAAGATCGTAGGAATGGCTCCGGCCGGTTATTTCTTTTACGTGGATGAAGTCGGACTCCTATCACTTAAATCAAAGCCGACAACCCCGACCCATACGTTCGAATTCGGTAAACATTTCAGCGGAATGAGGGGAGAAAAAACCATAGAATCGCTGAGAAATGGTATAATAATTTGGAATGGGGAACCGCCCGGAGCTGATTCATTTTACAAAGCATACGATGATGCAACATCGATAGCGCAATTCGGAAGAAGGATAGAGAGGTATGTAGATTCAGGAATCAATAATTATGCCGTCGCCGGAGACATCTCAGGAGACGCCATAGCGGCAAGTTTCCTCGAATTGATGAAGCGCCCGGAGATTAAAATATACTGCACTATCTTCGATAATAACTTCGATAGTGGAGTGGACGGGATCACCGGATATGATATTGAAAGTATCCAGCCGGGAGATACATGCAACTTCGTAGGATTCGATAACGACAAGCTCGATCTCGTAAGAGAGAACATGCTTATAACGAGAGTCGAATATGCGATTGACAGAGTTAACCTAACGATCGAAGCTGAAAAAACAGGATTCGCAGACTGGCAGGAAAAAACAAAGAAAGAAGTCGACCAAGTTCAGACAGATGGAACGCCTGAAACATACACGACATGAACGAGCCTACTACTAGAGAACTAAACATAATGATTCAGAACCTAGATAAGAACTTCGCTGAATTTACCTTATCGACTAAGGATGAGTTTAAGTCTCTTAATGATAAACTCGATAAGTTTATAGAGGCATCAGATCAGAAGTATTCTCCGATGGCCGCTTGGAGCGTTATGAAATGGGCAGGAGGAATAGTTGGAGGTATATTATTAACAGCCGTAGTCGCGATTATAATATCAGTAGGAATAAATAAATAAATCAAAGATGGAAAACTTTACATCAGGAGCGCTGATAGATAATAGAACTCAGTCAGAAAAAAATAAGGACAATAAATTCGGGGAAATCGTGATGACCCCAACCCCTGTCAAGTGGATAACTAAGCCAAAGAGCGAGTGGCGAAAATTCAAAAAACAGGACCAGGACGGTTCAGGTTCTTGCGTAGCGCAGACCATGAGGAAGATAGCCGGCGTTGGATATTGGCTTAAAAAAGGGGTATATGTAGACTTCTCGGCGACAGATATATACCAAAGGAGATCAAACAAACCAGGCCAGGGAATGATTGGTGCCGAGGCGTTCAGCTTAGCGAGCGAAGGCATAACCCTTAACGAGCTTGTTCCTTCTGATTTAATGAGCGACGAAGCCATGGACTCGGAAAAAATAGATCAGCAGGAGAACGATGTCGGTGATGTTTTTTCGATAGGAGACAAAGGAAATTCAGGGATAGAACTACCGGTGAGGGATATAGAGGCGATCGCATCAGTCATACAAGAAACCGGAAAAGCCGTAATGGTATGGTTTTACTTCGGAAGGAACGGAGAATGGTGGAGAGAAAAACCGGTTATAGTAAGCCCTGGATTATCATTCAGTTCTGCGGATAAACACTCGGTCGCCGCGGTTGATTTTACATTAATCGACGGAGAAAAATGTCTCATAATTGAAGACTCGGCCGGACCGGAGACAGGAGTGGACGGAGGACATCAGCGAATAATAACCGAGTCTTTCTACAAGGTCAGAAACTGGTTCGCGCGATACGCGATGAATTTCAGATTTGAAATAGGTGGAGATGACAGGCCGAAGCATACATTCACTAAATATCTTTATCAGACGAAAGATATACAATACGATGATGATGTCGTAGCGTTCCAGGATATCTTAAAATACGAGGGACTATTCCCGGTAAACTTAAAGTCAAGCGGTTGGTTCGGATCAATCACCGCGAAGGGTTGGTATGATTACTGCACGAAATATGGAATAGCCTCAAAGGAGGAGTTGGACGCAATGTATAACTCCGGGGAGGCGATAGTCGGACCGAAAACAATAGCGGACTTAAATAAAAGATATGGATAAAATCAAAGACTCTATCCCGGAGATAGGATTGTTCCTCATAGTGGCGACCGTTTGCGTTGGTTTTCTTATCGGAAAACTGGAGGCAAATATCTTCAACGGAATAGCCATGGCGATAGTCGGTAGTTTCTATGGCATAAGCCAGGGAAAGAAGATAGCGGAGGCGGTGGCGTCCTCTTACAAGGATAAAATCCAGGGATAAAGTTATGCACTTAAAAACGGGACTGAAACCCCGTTTTTTGGTATAATAATGACAGTTAGCTAATTCGGCGACTGGGAATGTTCTGATCGGGAACGACGATGAGAATATCCCTAGCCCTCGGAATAAGTGACAGAGTTCCGCTGGCGATTGATGAGTAAACTTAAAATAGCCCTGATCATATCCGTAGGAGTAGTAAGCTTTGCGCTGAATGGTCTACGGGGAAGCGATACGGGCTTTATAGGGACAATGTCCCTGGTAGAGGATGAAGTGTCGGCAGAGACTGTTTTTGAAGCAAACAAGAGGGTCGCAGAGGAATGGGTGGATGGACTCGCAGAAAAAGAATGTAAAGACTGCCCGCCTTTGTTTAAGAGGATCGATGACAACGGGAAATACTCTTATTCTTGTCTTCAATATCAGGAGGCCACATTCGTCGCGGATGTTAAGTATTACGATCTGCTCCCTTATGCCGAGGATCAGGAAATAATGAACTGGATATACGACTGCCCGTTTCAAAAGAAACTCGCGGTCACCACAATACTCGACGATCCAAGTAAAGCGATAAAGTGGCAGACGACAGTCGAGGACAGAGGGTATGGTTATCCTCAGTTTATAAAAGAGACGGACTTATAATCCGTCTTTTTGTTATAATAATTAAAGGATCAGGACATTAAAAAAGGAGAGTGATTTTTATGTCGTATGGTGCTACAAGATACCAACCGAAAAATAGACATCACATACCGCCGAGAAATCCTGATAAATACCCGCGCATAATAAAAGTAATAGAAAAAAGACACCACGATGCATATCACTTATTGTTCGGCGCGGCGCCAGATTTGGAAGCATGTATAGAGATACTTAAAAGAGACTGGTGGCCGGAACAAAACATAAAGAGGTCGTCATAGACGGCTTCTTTTTTCACTGATATCTGTTATATTAAAAAAGAGGAGAGATCACGAGTTCATGAGCCAACTTTTTGTCGGGTTGACTCACGGGGGCGCAAGCCACCGATTCATGGTGTTCTCGAGATCACCTCGCCTCACTTACGCCTCGAAAGGGGCGTATTTTATTAGATAGATAATTCACCTTTAAATAACCTAAATTAAGGTAAAACTTTATATGGTAAAAGCTGTGGATAAGGATAAAATCAGATGGACCGAAAGTCACCAACGGTTGGTCACTTTAGAGCCAACCCATGGTCACTTTAGAGCCATCCTATATATACAGAGAGTACCCAGGAGATTAAACAGAGAATAAAAGTAGAGGGACTTATCCACTTTTAAGGTTAGACACGGGAGTCGAAATCATTTAGAATGTTTATGTAGAAAGGTCGGAAATAAAAAACACCATGACAAAAAAGATATTGAAAGTGATGGCGACAATCGTATTTTTATACATCGCATTTTTAGGACTATGGATTTTATTAGAAAGAGCATGCGAAGAAAAATACGGAGCCGATCAATGCTACCAGGATGAGATGACGGAAGTTATAAAGGTCGGGTATGGTTGGTATTTTGAAAAGTAAAATGGCTAAAGAATTAAGAATAATATCAGACGATATTCTTACAAAAGGAAGGACATATTACGCTGATCTATCTGAGATAACAGAAGAAATAAATTCTGATATGGGGCTACCTGAAAATGTATTGGCATTCGGTCAAAACTACAATAAGCCTGAAAGATATATCGGATTTGAAGACAGGGACGGGATGCCGATATATGAGAGAGATATTCTTGAAGGTTATGGGACGGTAGGATTCCAGTCAGGATGCTTTGAAGCCGGTGCGCCAATAGAGGCTCAGATAATAGGACTTATACCGATAGGAAAACTAAAGGTCGTTGGAAGAGATAAACCTGTAAAATGGCGAAAATAGATGTTTTCGGGAATCTCAATAAGTCTGTCGAGTCCGTAAAAATGGCTCGCAGGCTGATAGAGAACCTATGGACCGATGGAGAAACGAGGCTTAATGATTCCGATATAGAGGAGATGATGGGAGTTATTAAGACAATCGGATCAGATTTATCGGAGATCAAGAAAGTTCTTAAGGAAAAGTTCGGGAAGATAGCGCCTTCCGCTTTCGAGGAAGATCGCTAAAAAAGATAAATAAAAAATAAAATCGTGAAAGAGAAAATCAAGGTTGGTGATATCGTCGCTTGGGTATGTAAGCCGAATGGATTGAAGGCTTTTAATACGAAGGGAGAGGTTGTTTCCTTAGGGGTAAGTATCCTTGGATCTTCGAAAGAATCGAAGGTTGCGAGAATACTCGTAAAGGACAGGAAATATAAGAGGGTATTCCCTAATAGGAAGCACACTACAGTCGGGATAGATAAACTCACGAAGATCACGGACCATGCTTAAAAACATAGAGCTTAGTCTTTGTTTCGAGAGTCCGACAAATCCCCGTGGGAAGATAGATGTTAAGTCAAAGGAGTTTTTGGATCTCGTCGCGAGCGTTATCGAATCTATAATCAGATTGATAACCTCGGAATCATCAGAGATCAAGGGAATCCTTAAAAACAGGTTCGGGAAGATAGCAAATTCTTCATTCGAAGAAGAAGAAAAGTAAAATACATAAAAGTATTTTGCGATAGATTATCGAAAATCTATAAAACAGAAAAAGGAAATGTATAAAAAAATAATCATAGTTTTAATAGCCATATTATTGGCGTCGATGTTTATAGGTTCTGTCATGATACATGGATGGCATGTAGAGACATTCACTGGAGAGCATACCGGATATATAACGGCGGTAGAAAGAGGTGGTATATTTTTTAAGAACAACACGGTATATCTAAAGACCGATCCTCAAAGTTCTCAAGAAGATGCATATTGCGTTGTAGATGAATCATTAATACCAATTCTTAAAGAATTATCAGTAAGTAGAGAGAGGGTGACGGTTTCATTTAACGATTATCTAATCAGGGGATTAGATACCTGCACCACAATGATGGTATTGGATGAATCATCAAACGGAGTAGTTGGAATAATAACTGGCATAAAATCTGATGAACATAAATAAAATTCACTTGTGCGGAAGGGTCACAAAAGACCCGGAACTTAAAACTTTACCGACCGGGACGGCGGTAGTTAAATTCGGACTGGCC